AGAGCCCGACAAAATATCTGCTTTCAAGCCGTACACATGCGACGCGCCAATATGTGAGAACTGCACGACAAGGGCAGGACATTTCCATATCTGCTTAAGGGGTAAAAAAGGCGGCTGCATCCATGACACAATGGATTATTGCCCTGCATGTGCTGATTTACCCCGCACAAACCGCCGCTTAATTTATTCCAGTGACCAGGCAGCAGCAATACGGGCCGCTCACTGGCTCAGTGCACCAACTGACTATCAAAAGCGGAACAGAGTTATTCAGGGAGGCGGTCAGCAATGCCTCGACCTGTAAATATCCGCAAGGAAGCGCGTGGCCGCAATTGTCAGGTGAGAATTCCCGGCATCTGTAATCACAATCCTGAAACCACAGTACTGGCGCATTATCGCCTTTCCGGTTCATGCGGTACCGGAATTAAACCGCCAGACACACAAGGCGCTTTCGCATGTAACGCCTGTCACGATGCCATAGACGGCAGAATTAAAACTGAATTTACCCGCGATGAACTCCGCCTGTATCACGCAGAGGGAGTTTTTCGCACACAGCAATTGCTTATCGATGAGCAGTTAATATTTTCATAATAATTATCTGGGGTGAGGCTATGCGTGATATTCAACAGGTTCTTGAGCGCTGGGGGGCGTGGTCATGCTCTGGCGGCGATAACGTAGGATACGCGCCAATAGCGGCGGGTTTTAAGGGGGTATTTCCGTCGAAGCAACGTAGCCGCGCCTCATGCAGTGACAAAGACGGAATTACTATTGATCGCTGCATGGCTCGGCTGATGAAAAATAATTTCGATATGTATGATTTGCTGGTGGATTACTACATCTACCGTAAAACGTTTATGCAGATTGCCCGGTTACATGGTTGCTCTGATACGTATATCGGCAAGCAATTACAGAAAGCAGAGGGCGTAGTAGAGGGGATGCTTTTAATGCTGGATGTTCAATTAGAAATGGATAAATACATTACGCGAGAACCAGAAGGTAAAAAATTAATCGCATAATTGTTTACGATCGTAAAAAAACAGATATTCTGCTAAGGGTGGTCACTACGCCACACAGCTTATAAGCCTCGCCTCTGTGCGGGGCTTTTTTATTTCTTTTCCCGCTACTCACAGCTTCCGTCAACTCACGGAGGTATTCACATGGGCAAAACTATGCCAGACAAAATAGCGTCAACCCTGTCTTACGGTACATCTGGCGGGTTAATTGTAGGCGGCTGGGGCGGCTGGTTTGAATGGTTCCACGGTCTTGACTGGAACTTTATCGGCTTATCCAGCGGCGTGCTGCTGGGTATCGCAACATTCGCAGTCAACGTTTATTACAAACGCCGCGATGATGCCCGCAAAGAGGCGTCTCACCAATTTGATATTGAGCAGGATCGTTTACGCACAGAGGCAATCCAGAATCTGGCGCAGCGGTCATCAAAATTAACTTCCAGCGATGCGCCAGCAGTAATCGCCGCGCTTAACACAACAATCAAAAGCGTGGACGGTAAAAATGGCGATGTCACCCAGGCTTAAAAAGACCCTTAGCGCGGCAATGCTGGCCCTGATAGCTGGTGGCGCTACCGCCCCCGTTCTGATGGATCAGTTTCAGCAGGAAAAAGAGGGTTCACGCCTCATCGCATACGCCGACAACGGCGGCATCTGGACGATATGCGGCGGAGTGACGCGGGTTAATGGCAAGCCGGTAGTAAAGGGCATGCGTCTGACCGCTGACCATTGCCGCGCTATCGACAGAGCAGAACAGGCCAAAGCATTAGCCTGGGTAGATAAAAACGTACACGTCCCACTGACCGAGCCGCAGAAGGTTGGTATAGCGTCATTCTGTCCGTGGAACATTGGCCCCGGAAAATGCCTGTCATCGACGTTCTACCGCAAATTAAACAGCGGCGACCGCAAAGGCGCATGCGCTGAAATGAAGCGCTGGATATTCGACGGCGGCAAAGATTGCCGGGTACGGTCAAACGGCTGCTTTGGTCAGGTTGAGCGACGAGAGCAGGAATCAGAGCTCACATGTTGGGGGCTTGATCAATGACGTGGCTTAAAGCGAATGTAAGTCTGGTAATGGCAATTCTGCTGGTGGTGCTGGTGGCAGGCTTATTGCTGGCAACGATGTATTACCGAAACCTTTCTGTGACAGTGGGGAATGAACGTGACAAAGCCTTACAGCAGCAAAAATCAGCGGAGGCGGTCACCACTAACGTTATTGCTGCCGTCCGGCTGTTTAACGACATCGCAGAATCCACACGTAGCGATAAGCAGAAAGCCACAGACGACAGTGAACAGCGAATCGTTTATATCCGTGAAGCCGTTAAGGGCGATAAGTGCGCTGTTCTGCCTGTTCCTGTTGCCGCTGCTGACAGCTTGCGGGCACACAGAAACCAGATACGTGCAGGTGCCAGCAGTAGCGATACCAGCGGAGTTAACCGCTGATTGCCCGGTACCGGAAATACCTGACCCGCTGACATGGGGTGGCAGCCTGGATTTAAACGAACGGCTGTTAACCGCGCTGGAGAATTGCAACAAGGACAAGGCCAGCATCCGCAAAATCGAATTATCCCGACAAGGTAAATAACTATGGCCTATACACGCTGCACTTTTTGCGGATCAGGGCTGCACACTCGCGAGAACTGCCCGCATACATGGAGTGGCAGCGCCAGCCGTGCAAACTTGCGATGCGCTTATTGCGGTAAAGCAGGGCATAACGTCAACGCTTGTCCCCACAATGCCAGCGCGTCTCGCAGGCGTAATCTGAATGATGATTTCTATCTCGATTAAGAAGGTCAATGACTATGAGCGAAGCAAAACCCCAAGACGGTAGCACGGTTAAAGGCTACCGAACTTTGTCACATGGTGAAGTTGGCAAGATGAATCAGTTTAAAGAACTGAGCCGCCAGTTTATCGCCCTGATGCGTGAGCACGGTAGCGATCTCAGCCAGCTTCCATCTGATGAAACCCCTTACGATGCATTCGAATGGTGCCGGGAAGCTGAAAGCACAATGAAGAAAGCATGCATGTATGCCTGTCGTGCTGTAGCCCGTCCAGATAATGACTGCTAAAAGGTGAAATTGTGGAAATTAAATTAACAGCCAATCAGGTGGCAGAAATCGTTAATAGCGATGAACGGGTAAAACAGGCGGTTGTCAGCCTGTATCTGCAACGCAATACTCCGTCACTGACTATCAGTGATTTGCTGGTGGGCCAGCAGCAATCATACAAAGGCGGCACATCGGCAACCTCCGCGCCTATGTCTGGCGGCATTGGCTCCTCAGTCGGTGCCGGTTGTGGTGGTGCAGGCTCAGGTGGCATTGGAACACTGACAACGCAACAGATGATGGATGCATGCATAGCGGATAATGCGGTAGCGGCTGGGCATGATACTTACTCTACCGAATCTGCTGAGCCGGAAATTGCAGAGGAAGATGTTCAACGTCACGGCAAGGGCAGGCTTAAGCGTTAATTCATTACAGAGCGCTTTCGCTGAGAGCGTTCAATAATGGAGTTTGATCCCGCAACACTTCGCGCGCGTCTTTTCGCGCACGTGCGCGCGGTAAAGAGGGAAATGCGGTAATCGTTTTTTCTGAAAAAAAATCACGGTGCCAGAACTTCAGGAAAACCCAGAAAAACGGGCGTTTTGATTTGTTTTGAGGTCATGCATTTTCGGGCCTGTTTTATGCAGCGTTTATGCAGTGTCGTTTTGTGGCTTTCGCTTGGATAAATGAGGAAAACGCAGGTTTCACGGTGACATTTCAATTTGGCATGCTGGCGAAGTGCGCATTAGACCTATTATGTTAAAAGCGGTCTGTTTTCGTGAAATTATCCCATGTGCCCGCCGCCGTTCTGCCTGACTGTCAGGCGCTGGCCTGCTGTGATATAACTGGCGAAACATTACTCTGGGATTAGAAAATGAAAAAATTAATTGGCGTTTTGTTCGTTATGGCGCTGGCCGGTTGCGGTACTACGCAATCAAATCATAGCCAAACAAACTCTGAACCACTGCCAGCCTCAGCGCCCGCACCGGAGAGAGTGACGCAGATTAAACAGAGGTGTGAATCGCAGAATCATTTTGAGGGTGATAAGCGCGAAGTCAATTTGTGGCTGTGTGAATCGGTAAGCGCTATTCAGTCGCAGTTTTATGATGTTGACGCTTACAAGGGCAAGTATTGCGACATCATGATTAAGCAGCCAGAAGGCCAAATGCCGGTTGATATAAAAGCGCAGGGTGGCAATCCCGGGCTTTGCACGGCAGCTATCAATGTTATCAAAGAAACTATTAAGGCCGGTATATTCCCCACCAGGCCTAAAGTGCTGGGTGACGAAATTAAATTTAGATTCCAGCCTCAGTGACTTAAACCAGAAACGACAACCCGCTTCGGCGGGTTTTTTTATGCCTGAAAAACGAGGTGAACCGATGGAACAAACCAAAACAAACAGCGGCCGCGGTCGCCCACGTAAAGCAAAAATCGAAACGCCTGGTGCTGATGAGAACAACAGCCAGCCAACAATTCAGGAGCAGGTGAGTCAAATCGTAACCAGCACAGCGCCAGCGCCGCACAGTGAAGCTATGGCAGAGCAGGTAGCGGTAGAGGCTGAAAAGGGAAACGTAGTTAACACCCATCACGCAGCAAAACCAAAAATTGGCGATAAGTGGGCTGGCATGGTGCTGACTAAGCACGGCTGGGCGTCCATCGATTCAGAGGAGTAACAAACTATGCCGGGCTTCTCAGGTGGTGTGGGCTCATCCGTAGGTGGTGCGGCTGGAGATAATGGCAGCCGGGGGGGAAACAGTAACGGCTACGGTGGGCGTAGCGGCGGTCTGTTTGGTGGTTCCGTCAGCGGTGTAGGTCTTGGTGGTGCAGGAGCAGGAGGATCGTATTCGTGGAACAACTCAACAAGCTCAACCATGACGCTGTTGGGTGGTGACTATGGAGGCAGCACAGCGCAGGCGTATGGCGGTTATACCCAGGGGGGTGCAGCTAGTAGTCAGAACGCAGGCAGCGCTAACAATAGTAATCAGCAAGGTGGTGGCAGCGGCAATGGCAATGTCGGTACGTTCGCTAACGCGTTCAAGGATCTGACTTATCAGGATGTACAGAACCGTATTAATCAGATTAACCAGCAGTTGCAGAACCCGCGCTTTACCGGGTTTGATAAAGTTGTAGCGCAGGCCAGTCTGTACGCTTTGCAGAACGAAGCTAAACAGCGCGAGTCAGCAGGGTTCACATCTGGGCTGGTTGGTCAACGAGCAGCAGGCCAGCCACAGGGTGATAACGGGTCAGCCGCTGCCGCCGCACAACAGGCAGCCGCAGCAGAAGCCGCGCGACAGGCAGAGGCAGCCCGCATCGCTGAGCAGCAGCGCCAGCAGCGTATTCAGGCAGAAACAGCCCAGCGCCAGAGCCTGCAACAGCAGCTTGGCAGCACTGACAGCATCGAGGCCACCCGCGCCCTGGTTAACCAGATTAACGGGCTGGGTTCAGAGGCAGACAACGCAGCAGCGCTAAACAAATCCCTGCTGGATTCTGCGAATGCTCGTTTGTCACTCCAGACTGAGGCGCAGAAAAATAACGCTATCGGTTCTGCGCAGTCAGCACAGCAGGGACAAAGCGCCAGTGCTGCAACCGGCCCTAATACCGCACTCTACAGCAGCAAGATTTCGCAGGCTGTTGGCACACCGATAAGCCTTTCTGACCAGCAGGCGAACGCTGATGAAGCGGCCCGTATGGGTGGTTACAACGACACTTCCAGCTTTGGAAAAATTAGGAGTGTGGCGCGTGCTGCCCTCGGCGGTCTGGGTGTGGCCGGCCCTGTCGGTGGCCTTCTGAGTGGTGCCGCAGCGGTTTACAGCAATTTCATTAGTGACCGCCAAAACGCATCATCCCGCGCACTGACAAACGGCACAGCGGCATCAAAGGCCGGAATAGGTGACGTGCTGGCGGGCATGGTCAAAGGTGGCCTGACTGGTGCCGCGCTTGGCCCGTTCGGTGCGCTGGCTGGCCTGGTTGCTGGTGGGGCTATGGCATCCGGTACCGCGCCAACGGCAGACGATTTGAAAGGCGTTAATCCGCTTAACAACGGTGTGACGCAGGACAAAAGCAGTTACGGCCCCGGCCAGACGCTGGCTAACGGTCAGCGCATAGGGCAGGGGAATGCCAACGACTACAAGCCCGGCAGCCTCGGTTCAGTTTTCGCGGGCGGCGGCTACAACCCTGCACCTGTTAACCCGACACCCTCAACCGGCAGCGGCGGCACAACATCCCCTGGCAGCAGTAACGGCACTGGCAACAGCGGCATTGATGACCGTAACAAGGCTGGTCAGTCGGCTTTCAGTTCGTTCATTGATGACCTGCGTAAGCGCCAGATGAACAACCTGCTTTACACAAACGCGGGCTGGAACGGTACCAGCGGCACGTCACTGCTTGGCAGGGTTAGCGGCTCACAGGGCGCAATCGGCGGGCTCAGTGGTCAGGTAATTTCACAATATGGCGGCGGGCGCTCATTGCTGGGCGGTGCCTGGTCGTTCTGATACAGGAATATTTAAATGGCACAGAACGCAGCCGAAATTTTAAAAATCTGGAATCAGGCTAAGGAAAGCCGCACGCCGATTCAGTCGCACTGGCAGGACGCATACGACTACACCTACCCGCAGTTAGGGCAGGGATTCAGCGGCATTAAGGACAGCGGCACAGCGGATTCCAAAAAAGCGGAATTGCTGGACTCAACCGGCACTGATGCAACGCGCACCCTGGCATCTGCGTTAATCAGCGGCATGACGCCCGCTAACAGTCAGTGGCTGAATCTGCGTATTTCCGGTCAGGACGACATGAGCGCAGCAGGCCATTACCTCAGCCAGTGCGCTGAACTGGTCTGGCGGAATATTCACAGCGCCAACTACGACAGCGAGATTTACGGCTCAATGCTCGATTTCTGTATTGCTGGCAGCTTTGTGCTGTACATCGATATTGATCGCGAGCGTGGCGGCTTCGTGTTTGAGCAATGGCCCATTTCCGAATGCTGGTGGTCGAGCACCACGCGCGCCAGGGTAAATATGATTTTCCGCGAACACGTTCTGACGGCGGCGCAGGCTTATGGTCAGTTCGGTGAAAAAGCTGGCGAGAAGGTTGTTGCGACATACCAGCGTAACCCGATGGAAAAGGTGCGTTACCTGCATGCAATTGGCCCGCGTCAGGTTTATGCCATGGGCGGCAAGCTGGCCCGTAACAAACCGTTTTACTCGGTATATATCTCGCTTGCAGATAACCAGATCGTCAGCGAATCCGGTTTTGACGAATTTCCCTGCATGGTGCCGCGCAGCACAAAACTGCCTGGCTGTGAGTATGCTACGGGCCTCGTTTCTGATGCGCTGCCCGACATCAAGGAACTCAATTACCTCAAGCGCTACGAGAAATCAGCCGCTGAACTGGCGGTTTCTGGCATGTGGATTGCGCAGGATGACGGCGTGCTTAACCCACGGACGGTTAAAGTTGGCCCGCGCAAAGTCATAGTAGCCAGCACCGTGGATGCGATGAAACCGCTTCTGACCGGCAGCGATTTTAAAGTTGCCTTTCAGAACGAACAGACGTTGCAGAACAACATCCGGCGCACCCTCATGGCTGACGTGCTCACTATGGCGAACGGCTCCGGCCAGATGACGGCAACCGAAGTTAACGAGCGCATGAATATCATCCGCCAGCAAATGGCGCCGATGTATGGCCGCCTTCAGGCCGAATTCCTGATCCCGATGGTTGAGCGTTGTTTCATGCTGATGCTGCGCAATAACGTTTTGCCCCCGCCGCCAGATGATTTAAACGGGATTGATTTCCATGTGGCGTTTGATAACCCACTTGCCCGCGCTCAGAAGCTGGCGCAGGCCACAGCGATTCAGCAGGCAGTTGGATTCGTGGCGAACTATGCGCAGGTAATGCCGGGCATTGGTGACAACCTGGACGTTGATGCGGCCACACGTGATCTGTTCTCAACGCTTGGCGTACCGGCTGACATTATCCGCAGCGACGATGACGTGAAGGCGCTCAGAACACAGCAGGCGCAGGCAGCGCAGGCACAACAGGTACAGGCAATGCAGGATCAGTTGGGAATGCAGAACGCCAGTGAGCAGATTACAGCAGCTAACCAGCCAGCGGCCTGATTATGACAAAACCTACAGATTTAGATTACGCCACGCTCTTTGAGAGTTGCCCGGCCGGGCCTGAAATTCTCGAACAGCTTGTCTCCATTTTCGGTAATAACCCTTATGTGAAAGGCGGCCACGATGCTGATCGTCAGACAGCATTCAACGCCGGGCAATTGCACGTGGTGAATTACATCCTTAACCGCATTAATCGCGGCAATAACCCTCAGATGACACAGGAAAGAGACGATGACTGATACAACCGATAACGCAGGCGCAGTAGATACCTCAACTGCACAACCAGCGCCGGGCGCAGAGCAGCAGGGCAGCACAAACCAGACAGGCGCAACGCTGCTGGGTAGCCTGTCGCAGACTCAGGAGCAGGCGAACGGCACCGTTTTAGGCAGCGCTGCAACAACCACACCGCCAGCCGCTGAACCGGGTAAGCCTGCGCCTTTCAGCTTTCCCGAAAAATTCCAGGTTAAAAACGGCGATGATCTGGATTTCACCGCCTCGGCACAGAAGCTGTCAGAGGCTTATACCAATCTTGAAAAGCGTTTCGGTGCAGGTGAAGCACGGCCAGCGGAAATCAGCGGTTATAAATTTAGCGATCAGTTCGGTGAAGGGTTTGGCGACCGCTTTATGAATGACCCGGCCACTAAACCATTTCTGGAAAAAGCGCATGAACTGGGCCTTAACAATGCGCAGCTTAATTTTATGGTGGGTGAGCTCATCGCCAGTGCTCCGGCTCAGGCTGAAACTGCAACGGGCTTTTCACAGGAACAGGCGATGCAGGATCTACAACAGTCCTGGAAAGAACCGGCTGAATATAACCGCAATATGCTGGCAGCAGACCGCGCGGCAAAATTTGGATTCGGTGACGATTATCAGCGCTGTATCGCGCGCTATGGTAATGACCCTGCGATTATCCGACTGCTGGCTAAGGTGGGTGGCGAACTCAGCGAAGATTCGATCCGGCTGTCAGCATTGCCGCAGATGGATGCAGAAAGCATTGATGACCTGATGAAATCCGAAGCGTACAGGAACAACAAACACCCTGATCACCGCCGCGTATCTCAGCAGGTTCGAACTTATTTTGAAAAAAACTCAGGTAACGACGAATACCACTGATATTAGGCCCGCTCTGCCGGGCTTAGTTTTATCATGTGCTTAAGATATATCTTGAGTGCGTAAATCACACCGTGTTATACAGCATGCAATGACCACAGCGACCGACCCCGAAAGGATAAGTCACCCGCTGTCACCTCCGCGCCGGGGTTCCCCGATAACGCTTATCAGGTCTGCACGCAAACCCTTTTAACGTTTTTCGAGGATTACACCATGCCACAAGATATGGCTACCAACAGCGGTAAGATCACTTCCGCTTTCGTACAGGAATTTCATCGCGGCTTTGAAATCGCATGCCAGCAGGAAGATTCACGCCTACAGGCAGCGGTAACTGATCGCGGTACCATCACCGGCGCTTCCTATACCATCAACGATATGGGTATTGTGGAAATGACCGACCGTGTTTTTTCTGACCGTTTCAGCAATACCCCATGGTCAATGCCTGATACCGGCACTCGCGTAGCGATGATGGCTGACGCTGATGTGTATGTGCCAGTTGAAAAAGTTGACCTGCCAAAACTGCTTGCTGAACCCCAGGGGGAATATCAGAAGCTGTTAGTAGCGGCGGCAAACCGCAAAAAAGACCGCACGATCTACAACGCAATTCTGAGTGATATTCAGCGTAAATCAGTGGCGGCAGATGGTACGCAATCCACTACCGCGCAGTCTTTTGCTGCTTCTCAGATTTTGTGGGCGCAGGGTTCAGTAGGCACAGCGCAGTCACCTGCTAAGCCAATCACCAAAAAGGATCTCATCCGCCTGCGTGCGCTTTTCCGCAAAAATGAAGCTGACAGCGAAGGGATTTATATCACTTATAACAGTGACATGATGACTTCCATCCTCAATGACACAACGCTTACCAGCGCCGATTTCATGTCAGTGAACATGCTTCAGGAAGGTAACGTAGCGGGTAAATGGCTGGGCTTTAACTGGATCCCTTACGAGAAACTGAACGTTGACGCTAACGGATCGGTGACGGCAGTTGCCTGGACTAAGTCCGGCGTGCATTTCGGAACGGGTATCAACATCGATACTGATATTGGCCCGCGCCGCGACAAACGCAACATCATCCAGATTTCTGCGCTGGTTTCTTATGGCGCAGGCCGTGCCAACGAACAGAAGTGCGCTGCACTGAATTTCATGGGCTCTTAATAGCTCTGGCGGTGAGACAGGCGGGCATATGCCCGCCTTTTCTTTTTGTGAGGAAACATGGCACAGAATATTACCGTTGGCGATGTGAGCCTGTGCAATGAGGTATTAATCGGCCTCGGTGCGCGTCCTATCGCCAGTTTTAACGAAAACACTGATGAGGCGTTAGCCTGTTCAAACCTCTATCCAACGTCACGCGATGACCTGTTAAGTCGTCATGACTGGTCTTGTGCAGTCAGGCGCGTAATCCTCTCGCCCGATTCTGAGCCACCAGCATTCGGTTACAGCCAGGCATTTTCGTTGCCGGGCGATTACATCCGCGTTCTGGGCGTTTCAGAGACGGGCCACTTTGCGCGCTGGCTGGATGATTACCGTATCGAAAGCGGCAAAATCCTGTGCAACTGCAATCCGGTGGGACTGCATTACATCTGGCGAAATGACGTGGTGGCCACTTGGCCGGCTGGCCTGATTGACCTGTTTAAATTCCGTCTGCGCTGGGCGCTGGCTTATGCCATTACCCGCGATTCGGGGCTTGAAGCCACAGCGCAGCAGGTTTTTATGCAGCAGCTAATGCTCTACAAAGGGCAGACAAGCCAGGAGCAGCCAGCGATTGAATTTGGCGGCGATGGATTCTTGCAGGCGAGGTACTGAGCATGGGCGTGCAGGTTCATCACATTCAGACTGATTTCACTGGCGGCGAACTGGATCCGATGCTGCTTGGCCGCGTTAACGCTGACCGTTACGGCGTGGCCGCCAAAGAGCTTACCAATATGTGGGTGCGCGTGTCCGGTGGTGCTGAGGGCCGCGCGGGCCTGCGTTTCGTGAATAAAGCCCGCGACAATACCGGCGATATTCGTTTAATCCCCTGGGTGTACAACCGCGATCAGTCTTACGTGCTGGAATTAACGCATAACAAAATGCGCTTTGTGCAGCAGGGCCAGTTCGTGACAAATGCTGACGGCTCGATTTACGAGATTGATACCGGCATTCCCAAAGACGCGTTAGCGACTGTCCGGTTTGCGCAGTCTGCTGACACGATGATTTTTGCGCATCCCACGTTTGCCCCGAAAAAACTGGTACGCAATGATCAACTCGACTGGAAAATGACGGCGGTAACGTTTGAGGTTATTCCCTTTGATGAACTGAGCAATTCCCCTACAGGCTGGGCCGTTGTTGCCAACAATGACTATGTGGCACAGAGCACAACTATCACGCTTAAAGATGGCCCCGATAACAACAATTATTCGGGTGCCGGATTTACCAGCGACATGGTGAACAGCTATGTGCGTGTGTATGACGGGCTCTACAAAATCACAGGCGTCAGCAGCAAATCAGTCGCACAGGTGCAAATCCGCACGCTGATGACCGTTGCGCCAACGAAGAATGACAGCACAGGGAAAACGTGGCCGCCTGCACCCGTTGATAACTGGAAGGTGTTAAAGGCGATGTGGTCTGACACGCTCGGCTGGCCGTCCTGTGTCTGCTTCCACCAGCAGCGCCTTGTTTTTGCCGGTTCCAATAAGTACCCGCAGTGGATATGGGGCAGCGGGATCCGTCAGTTTTATAACTTCGAACTGGGTTCGCTGGGAACGTCTGCCTGGGCGTTTCAGTTGGACAGCAACCAGATTAACCCAATTCTGCACTTGTTTAGCATGAATGCGCTGATAGCGCTTACCTCGATGAATGAGTTTTTGATCACGTCCTCAACGGGCGTGATAACGCCTACATCGGTAAACGTGCGCTGCCCGTCTGAGTACGGTTCAAACCCTGTGTTACCTGTGCGCCTCGCGTCTGATTTGCTTTATCTCCAGCGTGGTTCACACAAGCTGTTAACGCTTAATTACGACCCAGACAACCAGACCGGTTACACGGTGAATGAATTAAGCCTGCTGGCAGAGCATATGCTGGAATCGCCAATCGTGGATATGACGGTGCGGGCGCAGCCCCGCAACCGCATCCACATGCTACGCCTCGACGGGAAAATGGTGACGCTCACCGTTAATAAACAGGTTGGCATAGCGGCATGGTCACGGGTTGTCACTGACGGCAGTTTTCTTTCATGCGCCACAATCCCGCGTGAGGACGGCACAGACGATACCTATGTTGCCGTTGTCCGCGATATTGGCGGCAGCCCGCAGGTTTATATCGAGCATTTCCAGGAAGGGATTTATTCAGATTCCGCGTTGGTGGGCGCCATTGAAAAAGAAACCGATCCGCCTCAGCAGAAGTGGACGAAGTTAGAACACCTGGAAGGCAAGACGGTTGCTATCGTCGCTGATGGTGCGGTGCAGACATCGCAGACCGTTAAAGACGGGGCGGTAACACTGGCCCGACCCGCCCGGCAGGTGGTTATCGGGCTGCCCTACACACCGCGGCTAATCCTGCTTCCACCAGAGGCACAGATGCAAAACGGATCCATGCAGGGCAGCAAGGTTTCACTGTCACGCATGCGTATCCGCATCAATGACACCACAGGGATGATGCTTAACGGCCAGCAGGTACCGTTCCGTAAATTCGGCCTTAACGTGCTAAACGAACCTTCACCCCTCTACAGCGGCGATCTCGACTGGAATGTGACCGGCTGGAAAAACACAGAAACCATTATCGAACAACCTCAGCCGCTGCCAATACATGTACTGGCCGTGGTGCGCACACTGACGGTGAATAACTGATGAGTCTATTTGGAAGCGTTGCCGACGCGATCGGCTCCGTTTTTGGCGATAAAAGCTGGACGGACATTATCGGTACCGGGCTAAAGGTGGGCGGCTCACTGCTTGGCAGTCATGCACAGAGCCAGGCATCACAGGCGCAGTACCAGAGCCAGTTACAGGCTGCTGACAGTCAGCTTATTCAGTCAAGCGCCCAGCTACGCGCGGCGGCCGCTGAACAGCAGGAAGGCGTTTATAAGCAGATTGAGTATAACCGGCTGTCACAGGAAGCCAGGGAAAACGCTGCAAGGGCCACTGCAAACGCTGCGCAAAAAGCCTACCTGATCCGGCGACAGGGAAAAGAAACCGCAGAAAATGCCCTGGCAGGTTATGCCGCGTCAGGCGTTGTTTCCGGTGCAGGCACGGCAGCATACGTTCCGGCGTTCATCGTCGGGCGTGCGGGCGAAGATGCATTTAGCGCATTTCAGGAAGGGCAGGATTCAGCGGATCAGTATACCCGCCAGGCTGACGCCTACATTAACGCCGGTAATCAGGCGCGGAGTGCCAGCGATACAGCCGCAGCGGGCATACGTGAACAGGCTGATGCATTAAGCCAGTTAGCGGCAACGACCCGCAATATTGCCGGGCAAAATTATCAGTCAGCAAAAACCAGCAACTGGGCGAGCCTGTTGGGTAGCGCCGGAAATATTGCGTCACAGTGGTTCAGCTAAGGGAAATCTATGCAAATCAATATCGGTGATTTTGGCTATCGCGGCACAAATCTGAATCCTGTGCATACGGACAATCCCGAAGCACTTGCGGCGCCACAGGCTGAAAAGCAGGCCGCGCAGTCAACCATCCAGGCGCAAAACACTGTGCAGGAAGGTTTGTGCGAACAGTCTCAGGCGGCGGCCAGTCAGGCGCAGGCCGGTATGCAGTTGGGTAACACGATTGCCGGCATTGGATCCAACCTGGTTCAGTATGCGCAGAATCTTGCGCGTCAGAAAGCAGAGCTACAGTTACAGGATTATCAGACCTTCAAACAGGGTGTGCTTGAAGGAATTAGCGCAAAGGTGCAAAGCGGTGAACTGGACAGCACTGGCATCCAGAAAGCCTATCAGGACGGCATGAAAGGCTGGCAGGGTGAGCAGATCCCCGATCTGACCAACAGCGATAACATGCGTCTACAAAAAGGCATAGCGACCGTTAACCGTCAGGGCGATCACACTGTCAGCACACTCTATGCCCGTCAGTTGCACATTGAAGGCGTCAACGCGCTGGAGCAAACCGCGGCGAACTATACGCAGCAGATGATGCAGCCGGGCGCTGACGTAACCGCTATCAGTGGTCAGATTGATGAGCTCTACAATCGCAGCAGCACCAAAGCCCTGCTGGGTGCGTCATGGGCTAATCAGTATCAGGCGGCAAAAAAAAATCTGGCGACCACGTTTTACAGTTCGCAGATTGAAGCGAACAACACCGATAACGACGCGCTGGCAACGCTCAAAGAGGATATTAATAACAGCGCGTCAAAAGGGATTCTGGACTTACAGACCCGCACAGCGCTGTTTAACACGATTGATACGAAGCTGGCCCGCAACGATGCAAAAGCGATCGCCGCACAGAACCATGCTGATGCGCTGGCAACCCGGCGTGAGGTGGCCGCCGTTCACGCTGATGATCAGATGCAGCAACGTATTGCACGTGGTGAAATTCCTACCGAAAGCGACTGGCAGATTTTTTCACAGAAAACTGACGGCACCAGCGTTGCCGGGCAGACACCTGCTTTACAGGCAACCATGAAGGATGTGCAGCAGGTTTTACGCATGCCTACCGCGACGGCACAGCAGCAGCTTGACGCGATGAAAATCGAACTGGATCGCAACGGCGGTACCAAAGACCAGTATCGTTATTTTGACACCCTGCAACGCACCGTGGATCAGCGCCGTGCTGATGTGAAAAACAATCCGCAGGCGGTTGCCGCAGTGGACAGCGGCCAGCCTTTGCAGCCAATTAATTTTGCCACTGCGCAGGATAATCCCGGCGCCATTGGTGAAGTGCTGCAACAGCGCTTACAGGCCAGTCAGGCACTGGTGCAAAAGGAAGGGCCAACGGCGGGAAAATCCCTGTTAACGCCGCAGGAAAAATCAGACCTCACGGCGGTTTATCCGAAAATGTCAGCCGATCAGCGTGTGCAGTTCTGGCGCAACATGAATGCCAGCGCAGGCAGTGAAGCCACCACGCGGCTGGCAAAAGACATTGGCGGCGATGCAATCACGCTCCAGGTGGTTTCATCTCAGGCCAATACCCCCAATGGCTACAAAGTTGCAGAAGCTATCGAAAAGGGCACAACGCTGCTGAATCCGCCCGATGGCCAGGCAAAAATGAAAACCATCAAAGCCGAAGATGTGGCCCGTTCAATCAAAGACGCTTACCCCAGCCTGAACCAGACGCAGATACAGCGGCTGGTGCCGGTCATGCAGGCTTATCACATCGGTACCGGAAAACGTGATGATGCCAGCAGCCTGGATACTGATGATATGCACGCGGTAATTGGCAGCCCGGTGAAAGTCTTTGGTGCGCAACTGGTATCGCCCCCGGGCGTGGACGGGGAAATATTTATCCGAAGCATGCAGACGGGGATTAATAAATTGCCTGGGGGCGATGCGGCCAGCGTTCGTAATCACCTCAATGACGGCAGTTACACGTTTATCCCTGATGCGTCAGGCAACATGCGGCTGATTAACAAGGACACACAGCGCGCCGTGACTGTCAGCGGTAAACCGTTTGTTGTGGAGCTTTCGCGATGAATATTCTTTTTGACCAGTCAGAAAATGACGCGGTAGACAGCAACGGTACCGAACCCCTTTCTAAAGCCTCGCCGGGATGGTTTCAGGGAACCGGTAATGAACTGGGGCGCGGCGTAAAAAACATTGGCGTACTGGGCGAACGGCTGGCAGGTCAGGCCGACAGTTCAGCCGCCGATGCGCTGGGGGTGAATCAGTATCTTACCCGCGATGGCAACGTTGCAAAAATTCACGATATCGACCCTACACCGCCAGAAAAATTACCGCAGTTTGAAAAACCTGATGCTGATAACAGCGGGGCGGCGGCAATCATCCTGGGTGATTTGATGCAGAGCGCGCCGGTAGTTGCTGGTGCGATCGTTAACCCGCTGGCAGGTTTCGCCGCTGGCGTTGCGTCAGGCGCTGCACACGCTCAGGACGAAGCGGCAAAGATGAATCTCAGCGATGAGGCGGGCAGGGGCTATGCGGCAATCAGCGCACTGTCAGAGGGTATCGGCGGCGCGATGCCGGGTATTGGCGGGATAGGTGAGCGCGCATTGCTGAAATACGGCTCACGTTTCGTCACTGGTGGGGCTGCCAACGTTGCGCTTTCCGAAGCAGATCAGTGGTCACGCGCCGCCGTTCTTGATGCCTACGGATATCCGAAACAGGCTGCGCAGTTGCGCCAGTGGGACACGCAACAGGCCATGGCATCTTTTCTGATGGGCGGCTTTTTCAACCTTGCCGGCGGGCGGGCGCGTGACAGGGATGTTACTACCTCAGATGTTCAGCCTGAAAAATTGCCAGAACAAATGCCCGATTCTGTTGATGTTACCGCTCCACCAGCGACAGAAAACGTTGCAGCTTCAGCGCCGCAGTTTACGCCACTCGACGGCTATCGACTGACGCGGGGCGATGTTAAAGAGGCGAAATCAGATATCGCCAACGCACAGCGTCACCTTGACCGACTCGACACGGAGCGGGCTGAAATTCTCGCTAACGCACCATCTGGAAGCGGTAAAGCCCTCGCAGATGCCCGCGCTGCGCAACAGGCTCGCTTGGCTGATATTGATAAACAGAGACAGTTTTCACAGCAGGTTTATGACAATGCCTCGTCAAAGCTGGATTCACATTATGCGTATGGCAGGCAGCGGATAGACGCACTCAATGCTGATGCAGCCATGCACACCGTTTTGCACGATAACTATGTGACTGAATCAGCGCCGGGGCTTGCCGTCGATACGCAGTCAGAGAGCGCCCACGTTCGCGCTATGGACAGTGCCATGGAATCCATTAACGCGGGGAAAGCCGTCGATATTTCAGATCACTTCGGTGGCGATAACGCTTTTCTGGTTCACGGTGATTTGAATGGCGGAATTCTTGAGCGTCAGCAACTGGCCGGGGATCTGCAACAGCGAACTGACCGCACCGTTATGGCAGCCGAAAATCAGTCATTACCTGAAAAAGCCACAGCCGAACCCGTTGCGGGCGTTATCAGTTCAGAGGTGGCAGAGCCATTCGCTATGCTGCGCGCCCAGACTGAGGCTTTACGGGAAACGCACCCAGAGCTTGCGGACGCTATGGCGCCGCACATTGATGCCCTTGAAGCAGAACACACCCTATCAACCGCAGAGGCGCAGCAATATGACATTGCGGCCGCCTGCGCCCTGACTTACGGACAGTGATATGAAACCACAATGTATACAGGCGGTTGAAGCGCATCTTTCTGCTGTTCACGGCAAGCCCGTAAAACTCAGTGATGCGGCCATTGCGCGTATTGATTCACGCATGCATGAGGGGGCGAAGATAATTTCACGCCGTGATCGTGCGGCATGGCAGGCGATGACCCCTGACGAGCGCACGCTTGCTATCGGGAAATGGGTACGCGAACAGGAAATGATCCAGGCTGACAGCGTGGCCCGCAGCAAACTGCGCCAGCTTTCTGCAATCAGTGATGCAGCGAAGCGCCTCAATACGCTGGCTGATAACCGTCCGGACAAAGCCGGTAAATGGGGGAAATCCCTTATCGACCTGCTGGAAGGCGTTGATAACACGCTTCGCGGCGCGGAACAGGTGGCTGTCAGGGGCTTTGGTGATTTGCTGAAAAAAGCAGGGGTGGGAGGTTTTTCGCTGGATTTTGGCAATAAGCGCAGCAATGCATTCTTTGATGATGTGGTGCGTGAGATTTACGGCCACGACACAGGCCACCCAGAAGCACAGCGATTTGCACAGCAATGGTCTGACACAATGGAAGGGTATCGTCAGGCCAGAAATCGCGCGGGCGGCACCGTTGGCCGGCTGGATAACTACGCGCCGCAGTTTCACGATCCCACAGTAATGCAGCGTGCCGGAAAATCTGCGTGGGTTTCTTTCATGATGAAAAACCTTGATCGCAATCAGTACCTCAGCGACGCGGGTTTTCCCCTGGATGATTTAGCCCTGGAAGGCGTGATCAGCCACATGTATGAATCCATCGTTACCGATGGTGTGAATAAAATTAAGCTGGATGCGCAGGGACTAGCAGAGGATGCGGCAGCCGGATTTGGTTCGGCAAATGTGGCCCGCATGCTCAATGACAGCCATCGTGAAATTCATTTAAGGGATGCGGATGCGGTCATTGCCTATAACCGGCAGTTTAGCGATCGTTCGCTCGGCTCGGCTTTTTTCAGTCACCTTACTGGCTCGGCGCGTGATGTTGCCCTGATTAATGAACTCGGCCCCAACCCCGGAATGACCTTTTCAACGCTGCGTGACAGCGCGCTAAAAAAAGACAGTCAGATCCCTGGCGTCACATTTGACCGACACGGCGAAGTTGAGGCGGGTAAGCGCGGGCTGTTCGGGCCAGAGGCATATTTCCGGCAGTTGGTCAGGGATAATCAGGACTTTACCCGTATTGACCGTATCAGCAGTGCGCTGACGGCTTATCAGGCGGCGACCAAACTTACCAGTACTGCAATGCGCGCGCCCTTCCAGGACACGCCCGGCATACTGCTGAACATGGCTGATGTGGGCCAGCTTAAAAATATCGGCACCATTCTGCACACCGCTTTTACCCGTAAGGAGGCGGCGCGTTTCGGGATTGGTGCAGAGGTGGCGCTACAGGCTGCACGTGAAGGCAGTGAGCGGATCATGTCTCAGGGCAGGCTGAATACTGGCAATCTCATGTCACGTTATGCACAGGCCACCATGAAATATACGTTGCTTGATGCATGGACGAACGCCGCGCGCCGGGCAGGGCAAACCACGCATGCTTTAGCGCTGGGCGAATGGTCACAAAAACCGTGGGATAAACTGACAGATAGCGATCGCGGGATACTGAATAACGCCGGTATTACCGATGCTGACTGGCAATTAATCATGGCGCTACCACGTCAGGAACTGCGCGGCCACGCCATTCACAACATTGATGATGTGGCTACGCTTGGCCTTACCGCTGATGAAACCCTGCGCCTACAGTCGCGCATGATGGGCTTTATCCGCATGGGCGGCGACATAGTGACTTCTGAACATAACCTGACGGCGCAAACGCTTATGAGCGCGGGCGGCCGTACAAACGCGCTCACTAAACAGGTGATGTTATTTAAAAACGCCGGTGCCATTCAGACGGCGCATATGCTTGATCGTCTTGGCCGCAAATCAGGCAGCACGAAAACCGGTTACATCGCCGCCACAGCGGCTTTATCAGCGGGGTTTGGTTACATGGCGCTGGTGGCTCAGGCAGTGACTAACGGGCAGAATCCGCCGCCGCCTGATGACTGGCGCACTGTCGGGAAGGCCATGGCCGTGGCTGGTGGTTTTGCGATGGTACAGGACTTGATCACCAGCATGTATGACGCCGCCAGCGGTGACAACAGCGGGCACAGTTCCAGCGCGGTTCCCATTTTTGGCGATATGGCCACACTCGGAAAAATAGCTTTCACCTCTGAAAGCGACCCCGGTAAAGCGGCTTATATGGCAATCCGGTTTGGACGCCAGCAGATTGCGCCGCTGAATTACTGGTACACCAAAGCCGCGGTAGATCATCTGTTTTTCAACGATGCCGCCGAAGCACTCAATCCGGGCTATCAAAAACGATTACGCAAATATGCTGACCAGAAAGGCCAGCAGTATTTTTACGATCCGTCAGGTTCTGGCGGGGCGTCATTTGGTTTCGGGCAATACACAAAACCTCTCGGAGAATAATCATGTCAAAACCATGCAGCCAGAAAGCAGTAACGCAGGATTTATGCGACCTTGCCGACCGCCTGACCGAAGTCGCAATAACGGAATGTGATGTTACGCAGTGGCCCGGCCATGGAAAAAGTATCACTGAAATGGACAAGCAGACGCGCGGCGATCGTTACTGGGCGAAGCAGAACGCAACAGCCACAATTTTGCTCGTTAAAAATCTGCATAACCTGGTGAGTCAGCGGCAGGCAGGGCAAAAAGACCGGCTGGCAGCCAACCCTACGGCGGCCAGTGACGATGATATTTTGCAGCAGCAGGTTTCACAGGCAGAGCGTGATTCAGCAGAGCAGATACGCAAAGCAATGGCGAAAATGGCGAAACACTGATGATCGGGAAAGTCGGGTTTGGCGCTTTCTATCTGATGTGGGCGCAGCGTATGAACTGGACAGTTCCCGGCATTCACTGGATTGTTATCAACTGGCTTGAGTCCAGAGGGGATCTGGCAGTTCTGCGCTGTTTTCGTGGTTTTGGAAAATCGACAATCATCGATGTGTATTTTGCCTGGCGGATTTATAAAAAATCCAACTGGCGTTTACTTCTCCAGTCAGAAGCCGATTCCACCGCTTTAAAAAACAGCCGCGACACGCAAAACATATTACGCAATCACCCGCTCACACGTGGACTTCTTGAAGATACCGGCACTGTCGAAAGCTGGTGGACGCATGAAGGTAAAGATTCTGATCCGCGAAACCCTCAGTTTTTAGCGAAAGGCGTTTTATCAAACGTCACCGGTTCGCGCGCTGACGAGATTGTGAATGATGATGTTGAGGTGCCGCGCAATATCACCACGCCGGAACTCAGGGAGAAACTACGGTACCGCCTGGAGGAACAGACTCACATCGCGGTACCGGGCGCAAAGAAACTTTTTATCGGTACCCCGCACGCCTTTGATTCACTTTATGACGATGAAGAAAGTAAGGGCGCTGACTGCCTGACAATTCCTCTTTTCAATAAAGATTTCCGAATTGATGAGCCAAAAGGGCGCAACGCTTTCGGCGTGCCGTTTGAGCCAGTATATGTTTTTAGCGGCATTGGTAAGGGCGCATCATTACTGCGACCGGACATCGATTATCGCTACAGCAACGGCATTATCACTTTTGTCGCAGCGCCAAAATCCGTTATCGACTGCTACGGTGAATCAGCGTGGCCGGAGCGTTTCAATGATGCCGAACTTCTCAAGCGCCGCCAGCAGACGCGCACACTCAACGGCTGGGATTCGCAGTATCTGCTGCGTTCTCGCCCTGTTCATAACCTGCGTCTGGATCCGGACAGAATACGGGAATACAACTGCGAGATTGTTTTCAGGCGTGCCAACAATGTGACGACCGCTTACCTTGGCAGTGTCCAGTTAACTGGCGGTTCCTGTTACTGGGACGTCTCAACAGGGAAAAGAAAGAGTGATGCATCTGCCGTCAGCCTTATTTTGCAGGATACCCGCGGGCATTATTACTGGCATGTCTGCGAAGGGCTGGAGGGCGATCTTGCAGAGTTCGACGACAGCGGCCAGATTTGTGGCGGCCAGGTCTGGCAGTTAAGAAGCCTGGTTATTTCCTTCAACATCCCCCGCGTAACCGTCGAAGTTAACGGGCCTGGTTCATTCGCAGGCAAGTTACTGCGTCAGGCTTTAAAGGGGCTCACATGCGCGGTGGTAGAAATCACCGTAACCACGAATAAACAGCAACGCATTCTGGATGGTCTGGAAGGCCCGCTAACGTCCGGCATTCTCTGGGCGCATACGCGCGTGCTCGACGGGCCGCTATACGAGCAGATGCGGGAATTCAACCCAATGCTGACCACGCAGGAGGATGACTATCTCGACAGCGGTAGTGGGGCGATTATCGAGCAGCCAGTAAAAATCGGGCATGTGCAGCATGAAAATCCGGCGCGCGGTCACGGTGAGACCTGGCGACAGACACACGGCACTTACGAAATAGAAACGGAGTATTGAGCATGAGCGTACCGGCACAAATACCTATTAGCGGGCCATACATCGCGAACGGGGTTACAACGCAGTTTGCCTATAAATTTTATCTGCTGTTTGCCACTGACATGCAGGTGTTTGTAGGTGGTCTGAAAAAGACACTGAACACTGATTACACTGTTACCGGCGTAGGCAACAGCCAGGGCGGAAACGTGGTATTCACTACCGCACCCGCCAGTGGGCTTGAAGTCCTGATCAAGCGCGCCACGCCTTACACCCGCCAGACTGACTACGCGGATAATGGCGACCTGCTGGCTGATGTAGTTAACGATGATTTTGACCGAATCTGGCTGGCGCTACAGGAAATTAACGCCAACTTTTCGAGCTCAATCAGTAAGGCGGTTGGCGGTAACTGGGATGCTCAGACGTTGCGCATTATGTCTGTTGCAGATGGTACACAGCCGCAGGATGCCGCCACAGTCAATCAGCTAAACAACGTCAATGGTTCAGCGGGGCAGAGTGCCGCCGCCGCCGCCGACAGCGCCGCGACAGCAAAAAACAGTGAAAGCAACGCGGCCAGCAGTCAGCAGGCGGCAGCCTCAAGCGCCAGCGCAGCATCTGTATCTGCTGGTAATTCCAGCGACAGCGCAAACCTGGCTCAGAAATGGGCTGCTAACCCTGTCGGAACGGAAGTGACAGCGGGGAAATACTCTGCATTTCACTATGCATCGAAAGCGAGTGATAGCGCAGCCAGTGCATCGAATTCAGCAGCGAATGCGTCAACGTCAGCTACTAACGCCTCCAACTCAGCGGGCGCGGCAGCGCAATCAGCAACAAGCGCTAAATCCGATGCTGACAGGGCGCAGTCTGCCAACCCTGATAACCAACTTAAGAAAGCCAACAACCTTAGTGACGTTGCTGACAAAGCAGCAGCCTGGAAGAATATTGCTCAGTTTGGTTCTGGCGCAGGAAAAGCAGTAGAAGGGAATGACGTCCGGTTGGCGACGATCGACGGTAATTCCGGCGGCGTAGTCACCAGCAGCATCGGGCTGACAAAGGCGGGATCTTCTTTCTATAAAGAATGGGTATCAGCCACAGGCGACAGCAGCTTTAGACGAAATGAATTGGGCCGGGCCTACGCGGGTTACAGTGACCGACAGGCTTATGGCTCTTGGGATTTTGCTGAAAGCGTAGGTAATTATTACGCCATAAGGTTGGTTTGCGTTAACAATGAACAGCAAGGTAATTCCGTGGCAATGGATTTCCGTGGCAATGGCGTTGCATATAATCCTGGGGGGTGGCAGACGTATTCTGACGCAAGGACAAAAGAAAACATTACTGTAATTGCAGACCCTATCGATCGTCTTTTTAAAATGCGTGGCTACACATTTAAAAAGTTCGGCATCCCTGGGGCTGGGGTTTTGGCACAAGAGGCGATTGAAGCCGTTCCTGAAGTTGTCACTGACTCTGGTGATTTAGTAATGCCTAATAACGGAGCAACTATTAAGCACGCACTATCACTGTCGCCGGGTGATTTGGTTGGGCTGTTGATCGAAGTTTGCCGCAACCAGGAGGAAAGATTACAGGCGATTGAAAAAGCAGAAAAAAATGCTTCTTAGCTTTTTCAAACCAGGTGCCAGTAAGTCTCGGTACCTGTAATTGAAAAATTTCCTTTCCTACCAACGCCTTTACAAATCTCATAGACGCAGCGGCTTGATCATTTTTCTTAAATGATAATACTGTTTTTATATACAGTGTTTTGAGGGCGTGCTCATGCCGCGCTATGGCGATATCAGGGTATCTTTTTTTGAGGCCATAAAGCGATCGCCTAAGTATGGCGTCACCGTTTCTACATCTGACTTTGTGGCCGAACTTGCAAAGCGTAACTGGGAATTCAGCTATAAGCAGGCCAACGAGTGGATAGCTCAGAACGTGATGACGTTTCGCGATCAGTCGCCAGAAGAAGGCGAAAACCGACTATGGCAGC